ATCTGCTGCAATACTTGTGTTTAGAAAAGTAATTCCAGATAAAGTTATTAAATTTTCACCATCCTGAAATGTCCTTGTAGTACCATCTGTTCCAGATTTTGAATACTTTACATATAATGTGTCAAATCCATCAATTGACTCTGGTGCAGTCAATCTATTCACCACTGTTGCTTCAACACCAGATATCTCACCTTTTATCTTTATTTTGTTATCTGCTAAAAATTTTGTATAACTATTGACTGGTATATTTAAGAAATTAGGATCTATCTTTACAGCAAAATAACTAGAATCGTAAAAAGTTCCACCAGGTATGACCATTGAACCTTCTTTGAAAAAATGTCTTCCAAATTTTTCAACTTGGTTCTGTAATATTGACTGTAATGTTGTTAATTCTCTTGCTTGAACTGGAAAACCAGGTTTAAACAATACTTTATGATAATTTTTATTTTCATTAAAATCATCAAAATATGGAGAAACGTTTAAATTTGTATTTTGTGGCATCTGATTAGAACTCGATTACTATTTTTACCTCTTCCTTTTGTGAAGATGTCCTTGTTACTGGTGCTCTGTTATCAATATATATTATCTCACCAGAATACTTTTTAATTTCTGGGTTTGCTATTCCACCAGTGAATTTTTGACCTAATCCTACATCTCTATTTCCAACTGAGACAGATTCTTTATTGAACGCTGTATCAATAACTAAATTATCAACAGTTTGACTTGGATTTAAATGAGTTGCACCTTCGATGGAATTAGCTGCTCCTACAAAATTACGTTGTTCATAACTATAGAGAACACTTGTTGAAAAACCAACTGGTTGATAATATCTTAACACTCCAGTAGTTGCATCCCAAGATGCCACATATCCAACTGCAGTTCCAATACCAACGGATGAATCAGTTGAGTATTGAGTTATTCTTGCATTTGGTTTGTACTCAACATTTGATAATTGAGTGCTCGACCCACCAGGAACTTTTAATTTTAATGCACCTAAAGCTGTAGCTGTCCTTTTATTTAGAACAGAGGTTCCACTTAATTCTAAAGGATCTTTAATTATGCCAACACGAGAGAAAGTATTTCCAACTACATAATCTGTCAGATCATTAACATTATTATCAAATTTAGAGTAAACCATTACTCTAAATCCACCCAATTCACGATATACATCTGCACCATGACCCCCTTGTGGTGGTATTATAACTTCAAATTGAGGATTATCTGTTCCTGATCCTACAACTATTGCTTTATTACTCCACGTTCCAGTTTCAAGTCTAACATAAGCATATGTATATCCAGCTGAATTTGTGTTTGTTAATTTGATAGTGTCAACTATACCCTTCCTAACCTGTATTGTTGCTTTTCCTCCAGATCCATCTCCAATTATAGGAACATCAAAATCTCCATCTTCTGCAGCATCAACTGAGACTGTTCCTCTTCTTTTAATAACTATTGTCTCTAATTTTCCATCTACTGATGCATCTTTTATAGGTTTAGTTGCAACATCTCCCCATTTTTCAGGTAAAGGTATGTATGTATTTGTTACAAATTTAACTATGTCAGCTGGTGATATCGTATAAAGATACTTCCATTGATATCCATCTCCATTTACAGTATTATCTGCTGGTGGAACTGTTGTAGATGTATGTGTGGGTTCAAATTTTGATACATTACCATCTTTATGTTCTGGATCTGCACCATTATTAATACATAAGTATACTTTAAATTCAGAAGTTAAAACATAAAAACTAGATCCATATAAACCAGATGTTTTTGTTTGAGGAGTTCTATTTGTAGATCCATTATAATTATTCCTATACATTTCATATACTGTTCCACTTTGCCAATTGATTCTAGGTACGACTCTTCTCACATCACTAGAGGTAATTTTCTTTAAAAATAAAATACTATCGTGATACCTATTCTCTTCATCAAAATTATCAACTGGATCTGGTGGTTCAGTTGCCCACGCAGCATTTCCATATCCATCATTATTACGTACTTCAGTTGGATTTGGGTGTCCTAAAAATGTATAATAGTTATTTTTACCAGTCGTACCAATACCAACAAAACTGTCTACAAAAGTTTCGGCATTTAATATACGATATTGATCAGTGATTATTGCGGGCATTGACCTTATGATTTTTGATTATTTATACCTGTTATGTATAACTTTTTTCAGATTAAGTGTAACCTGAAGTTTTTATAGGTGTAGACCTAATAACTTGTGCAGATGTTTCTATTCCTAGAATACCATTTTGATTGAAAAATTCAAATGATTGAGAACCAAATCCTCTAGATACGTTTACAGCACCCCAACTATATTTTCCAACTCTAGGTAAACCAAAAGTTGCAAAACCAACTGTGTTTATCCCAGATATAGATTGGACATTAGCAAATACTCTCACAATAGATGACCCTACACTCACTATATGTTCAGCAAAGTAAACATTATCTACAAAATTTGTTCCAACACCAACAACTTCAGGGCCAGAAGATGTAGTTCTAATTCCAGTAACTCCACTTGTGCTACTTCCAATAGAAGTATTTTGAATAACAAAATAATCTCCAGTAGTAATACCAGTTTTTAATCTCTCTTTACTTTGTACGTCATTAGGATTTACAGGGAAAATAGTAGAATCTGGTTTAAGTTCAAAAAATAAAGCAGGCCCAGTAGTATTAATACCAACAGCACTTGTTCCTATACCCACGATATCACCATAATCTCCATCATAAGTGACTCGTTTAATTTCTTCAACTTTGGGTGCTGTTGTTCCAATACCAGCGAGATTACCAACAATGCTTATATTGTTTAACGTTGCCTCTACACCATCAACCACTTGGAAAGACCAAGCATCTTTGATGTATATTTTACTGTCTGATGGTGATACAGATTTTATAATTCCAGAAGTTGGTAGTATTTTTGGTTCTAAGTAATTTCTTTCCTTAGATATTCTCAATCCATCGATTGTTAAATCTTGAGTTTGTTTCCTCCACATAGTTGGTCTTTCAAAAGTTGTATCAGTGGATATACCAACTCCTGAGTAAGTTTGTGTTTCTACAGTATCAGCAGCAATTAATGCGTAAACAACTCTATTATCTTGTTCAAATGAACCTCCAAATTTTTGTAATCTTAGTTCGTCACCAGGTTTTATAGTTTCATCAACATCAATCTCATCAAAATCTGCAGCTGATCCTGCGTAAAAATATATTCTAAATTTACTTCCAAATTTAGGTGCTTCCTTAAATGTTATTCTTGTTCCTCCACCGAACGTATAGTCTTTACCAGGAGTTTGTAATATATCATTAATGAATATTAAAAGATTATTTTGTAATATTATTCCAGATCCTTTTTGTGCAACTATACTGTAAAATTCTTTTGATGTGGTTGTTCTTGTAATTAAGAATGATTTTCTAAATCCATTAAATTGAACACTAAAATCATCTAATTCCAATAATTGACCAAAACACCATCCTGCAAATTTATCTTGATACTTATTTTTAACTGTTATATTAAAAGCACTTGTGCCTATACCAACTTGGAAAGGTATTGTGGATAATTGTAAATTATCTCCAATTTCATAACCAATACCACGATTTGCCATATCGAATGATATTATACTACCACCTGTTCCAACAACAACATCGATAGATGCTCCAGACCCATTTCCACCAGTTAGTGGGATATTTTTATATGGACTAGGTGGTGCAACAGTAACAAAATTTAATCCAGTGGATATTCCTGTTGATGTATAACCTGTACCAGGATTATTGATAGTTACATCTGTTACTATACCTGCAGTAACAAAAGCTGTAAATGCAGCACCAACTCCAATGGTTGAACTGATTGACACTAAAGGATTGGATAGATAACCAGCACCTCCACTTTCAATTCCAACTGATTGTATTGTTCCAGCAGCAGAAACTACAACACTGAATAATGCTTTTCTTGGGAACTGATATCCGCTTCCAATACCAACGTCAAATTCATTGATGATACCACCTCTTGGTAGATCTTTGTTACCACTAGTTCCTGTAAAATCAATTGTTTGTCCTGTACCAACAATTTCGTAATCTGTTAATTCTGAGGCACCAACAACTCCAAGATAAGGTTTTTGGAAAATATTATTAATTAAGACTGCACCAAAACTACTGTTTATACCAGATATTGGATTATTATTTGAAGATAAATTAAATTTATCTGTTGAACCATCAAATCTATCAGATATATCATCTATTATTTTATTGGTAGTATAATCCAATCTATAATATGCCCTACCTGTAAATGATGAGAAAGTAGTTATCCCACTAGTTGGCCCATAAGGTGCTTCAGAAAAATATAACCTACCCTCATTAATTCTATAATCACCCTTCATAACTGTGACCGCAGCACCAACTGTATGTGCAGTTGCAACAGTTCCCATTTGTCCCCTTTCAACACTAAGTGAATTAGTTGATCCAACACCAACTAAATTTACCTTTAATATTTCACTTTCTATTCTAATAAGTGATTTTCCTTCGATATCAGAAATGTCATTTAAGAAAATGGAAGTGGTTCCTACTCCCACAGAACTTGCTAATCCAACTAAAATGACAGTTGTTATTCCTACAGGACTTTGAATAACATTGTCAATACTAATTAATGTTCTTATAGTAGCATCCTCAGATGGAACTGATAATGTATGATTAGTTCCTATTCCACTTACATTAACAAAAGATACTGCAACTCCAGCACTAGCAAAAGTTTTAGCAACTGCAACTTTAATCGTATCATTAGATTCTTTAATAGCAAATACTGTTGATGGTAATAAATTAGTAACTCCAATACCTGGTACAGTTGTAGCCGCTATTCCAATCGCAGACTGACCAGTTTGTGGTTTATAAATTAATTGTTCTCCAGTGTTGTATTCGTGTCTTGGTATAGAAATAGTATGTGTAGCAGTGCTAACTCCTGAAGATGGATTAAAACTTCTATGAAATAGAGAATCACCACCAGTAAATAAATGAAAACTTGTAGTTCCTATAACACCACCACCAGTACTAGTTACTATTCCTGTAAATTGTGAACTTATGTCATCTATTAATAAAACTTTGTTTGTTATTGATTCATTATAATCAGTTATTATTTTTGAGTCAAATGTAACTAATTTTGATAAATTAGGATCACTTGTATTTTCACTTACCAAATCATAATAAAATTTTTCATGAACAGATGCTTCTTGTTCAATGTCAACATCAAAATCAATTGAAGAATCGGAACTTAAATCAATTTTAGCTGTAGATGAGACTTCTAAATTAGAGAAGTTTTTAAATCCAGCAACGTGATCTAAACTATTAACAGAGTCTTTCCAAGTATTATATGGAGTTAAACCTTTAATAGAGTATGAAAATCTCTGATAGTAATCATTATCATGTAATTTTTGAATACTTGAGTTTAATTTACCAGTATCTTTTTTCCAACCATTTATAATTTTGGCTGAACTATCAACATTTAAATCAAAATCAAATTTAAAGGTTTTTTCAACTGTTGATTTATTGTTACTTTGCGATCCAAGAATTATATCATTTTTTGAAAACTCTCCAACAACATTAAATAATTTCAATGTTTCGGATTCAGAATCCCAACCTTTTTTAGCAACCACTCCAGATACATCTTTTCCTAAAACATTTACAGTTTCATTATCAGAGAATGAAACTTTATTAAATTCAGGTTTAAAGGTGGCTAAATGTTCTTTTTTAATAACTCTTCCAAAATTATTTTCAGTTTGATATGTTCCTCCAGTTGTACCAATACCGCTTATAGAATATGATATTGATTCAATACCAGGTGCAGTTGTACCAGTATTAATACCAGTAATTGTGAAGTAACGATAGTTATAATCACTTGAATTAAATCCACGATTCACTCCACCATCCGTTATTTTTACATTTTCTACAAATATTTCATCACCTTTTTTGAATGGGAAATCATTTCCTTGATTAAAGAAACCACTAGCACCAGACCCTGTTTCTGGATTTGGTGCTCGCAATTCTAATGTAACTATTCCATCACTAGAAGTTCTTCCTCCTATTACCACAATTCCATTAGAATTATTAATTGGAAAAACTCTAATATCTTGACTTAAACCAGTGTCATTTGCTAATATGTTAACACTCGATACAGCAGATCCTAATAATTTTGATTGAGTAACTACATCTGGATGTCCCACTACAATTACATTTGGTGGAGTAGTATAATCAACTCCACCTGTAGTTACTCCTATTGATTTTAAGGTAAATACATTTTTTAAATCTAAAATTAAATTACTTTCTGCTTTTGGTTGTAAATCTTTAGCTGGAGAAAATTCTATTCCTTGTGTAATGGTCTGCAAACTATCAATTTCTCCAATTTCATCTGTTTCAATTGTTAAAACAGCATTACTTCCTGTGGTTGTTCCAATCGAAGTTAAAATTGGTAATGAAGATACACTAAAACCTTTATTTAAGATTTGTATGGAATTAATTCCACCAAATTCTGTCTTAGATTTAGTTGTATAAAATGCTGATGAAAGACCTGTTAGGGTATATGAAGTAGTTTCAGCAACTCCTACTGGATTAAATTTAAAAGTATTAGTTCCGATACCAGTTACTTTATGGTTTATATTAAATTTAGAATCTAATACTTCAATTTTAGAATGATTAGGAACATCTTCATTTGCAAAATGCGATATTGTTTTTGTAAAATTATTATCCCTACCAACTACTCTATAGTAAAAATTATCTTCTAGTGAATCATCAACGGAAATAGTTATTTTTGTCGTTAAATTACCGTCTCCATTAATACCAGTTTTAGAAATTAAATTTGTATCATATTGTGATTTAAAATCACTATCGTTGTAAAATTCTATGTCATAATCAGTTAAACTAGAATCAGAAGTTAAAATTTCTATTGTGTTATTTTTAAATAAACTTAATTTTGGATTAATTTTTGAAATTTTATGGTTTACTCCACCAGTTGTACCAATACCAATATAATTGTATGGAAATGTGGATATATCATATGAATTATTTGCTAATCTTATTGTATCTAGAGAATCTTTTATGACATAATAAACACCATTATCTACTAAAGGATTAGCTGGTGTTGATGAATTATAAACTATCACATCACCAGTTTCAAAATCATGATCATTTATAGTTATCTTTGATGAATTTATTCCAGTTTGAATATCAGTTGATCCAAATGAAACAGGATTTACAACTAATTTTCTAATACTTTCATTGTATCTAAAATCAAAAGTTTGAATTTCCTTTGATTTTAAATTAAGTTTAAATTCATCACCAACATTTAATCCATGTTGTTGACCAGTAGATGTTGCAGTGGCAACAGTTACTGTTCCATTTACTCTTTTTGCATCACCAGTTATATTATTAGTTATTAACTCTAATTTTACATTATCTGATCCACTAGTTATGATTTGTTTAAAAAATACATTATTTGTTCCAATACCAGAGTTCACTCCATTTGTACTAAAACCCACTCTCTCTGTTGAAAGTCCAATAAAATCATCACTAATCTTTACACAAAATAGTTTACTAATTAAACTTAAATTAAATTGATTGGATAAATCTAGATTTGCAGATGCGATAATTGTAGACCCAAGAGAAACTAGAGATAATTCATCATTAGTTTTAAATTTATGATTTGGTAAAAATATTGTTTTTGGTGGAATAGATTTTTTAATTGGAGTACTTCCAGCAAAACCCACAGTTACATTTGTAAAACTGGTTCCAATACCAACTGATTTTGCAGTTTCAAAATATTGAACTTTTGGAAATTCTGCATTTTTATTTTCTAATTTTTTATCAATTGTATATGTAAATTCTGTTTCTAATCTGGTTACTATTGATCCTGAATTATGAGATGTTGGTACAGTTGAGTTATGCCCCCTAATCACTCTATGTTTGTTATTAACATCATCATGATCAATAATTAATAATTGTTCTGTTCCAATTTTGACTATATCATTAACTTTAAATTTTCTATTAATAGTAGAATCAGAAAAAGTTACAAATGTTGTAATTCCAGCAGCTGGAGCATTCATAGAGGTAGATATTGAAGAAATAACAGTGGATACACCAATAATTTTAACTCCCTCTATATTTTTGTATTTTGTTGAAGAAATACCAATAATTTCAACAACATCACCATCAAGTAATCCATGAGGAATAGTGGATAAACCTATGATTTTTTCATCAGATACTGAAAATTTTAAATTATTAACAATTGTGTTAGTTGTTCCAACTGAAACTAAAGATTTTCCTAAAACCTCTATTACTCTTGCTGATATTGTTGGATCATTAAAGTTTAGTTTGTCATTTACCTTGTAATTTTCTCCAGATTCGTCAATAGTTATATTTGTTATTTCTGCTGATTTTACTCCATCTACTTCAAGAAGTGCTTCAGAGTCCAAAGAATCTTGTAATAAGGGATATTTCCTAAAAGGTTCATTTAATCCTAAATGACTTACGTTTCTTTTGTAATTTCCACTATTGATGATTAAATCGGATTGATCATTGAAATAATTATAATTAAATTCATCAGTATGATTACGATGTTTAAATGTTATATATGGAAATACTGGTTCAAAACTATTTTTGTCTAAAGTTGAAAAATATGCGTATACTCCATTTGGATACTCTGGAGTAGTAGTAAATTTACCATTGAATTCGTCTAAATCTCCAGTTTCATCGTAAATGTAATCATTAACAAAATATCCATGAGAATATTCTGATTGTGGAGGTCGATAATTATTATCGTTTATTGGAGAAATAATATAACTTGACTCTGCAAAAGTTAATCCTGTCCCTACTGAATTATTAGTGATAGGGCCATAAATGGGATTTCCATCATATGCCCATCCAACTATTTTTGAGTGATTAGTTGTACTATTATTATCACTAATTAACTCTCTGTACTTTGTTGGTGGGTAGAAAGAACAAATTTTATTACCTTTAAATTCTAATTCAGAATTTATTTGCAATAATTGGTTATTATTATTTAAAAATGATTTATATCTTTCTACAGAGTTTATCTCCCATTTGTATATTTTAGGTGAAAAAGATGCATCCTTTCCAGTAGGAGTAATTTTTATAAGTGTTTTGTTTGGATCATATCCAAATCCCTCTTCAATGATTTGAACACTAATAATCTTTCCTTCAGATACAATCGCTTTTAATTTAGCAAAAGATCCTGTTATGGTTCCTACTCCAACAACTTCAAGATCTGGTGGTGATGTATATTCTGATCCTTCATTAGAAATTACAACATTAGTAATTTTTCCACCCACTATTATTGGAGTTAACGATGCATTTTTACCAGTCAAGATAGATATGGTTGGTGGTTTAATTAAATTGATAATGTTTGTTACACCATATCCAACTCCACCATTAGTGAAAAATATATTTTCAATTCCTCCCCTAACTATAGCTTCTGCAGATCCTTTATAATAGTCAGGTATAGTTGATGTTAAACCTATAGCTACGTCATTACTAATATTAACTTTTATATCTGGATATTTAAATGTGTGCGTTCCCACTCCAATATTATTTAAATTTTCATATATTTTTCTATCATAATTTGTACTTGTGATAGAAGATGATATTCCAGCATCACTTAACTTAAACTTATTACTATCTACAACTGTAACTTTATAAACTTTAGATGTTGATAAACCAGAAATGACAGTTCCAGTGCATTCATATTCTACATTATCACCATTTTTTAAATTATGATTCTTAGCATATATGTAATTATTAAATGTGTTTATACCAACAAATGCTTTAAATAAATCTTTTTTATCTATTGGTGGATACTGTTGAGATATAATTTTAACTTTTCTATTTGAATATAAACTTCCAGGTTCAGTAACTACTATTCTATCAATAACATTTCTTGGTTGTTTTGATCTGAAAATATGTGCACCAACACCATTTTGAATTAAATATATTGTACTAATGCCTGCGATAGCATCATTTTTATTTACAGTGAGTGAAAATGCGGTTTCTGATCTCTTTAAGATAAAGTATGTTCCACCATTTGTTAATCTAGTCGTTGAAAAACCAACATGAGTTGCACCGATGCCCATTGGTGTTCCAGTTGAAATGTATGTTACTTCTTCCCCATTTAAAAATCTATGCTCACCATTAAAAGTATCTGCAGCTAAACTCACATCAAAATCAGAATATACTTTACTATGTGTAAATCCTCTCATTTTTGCTTCACATGAAGCACCAGAACCGTTTCCACCAGATATCGTTACAGATGGTGTGGTTGTATAATCAAAACCTCTATTAGTTACTACGATTTCAGATAAATTTCCAGAAAAATTACCATAACCATCACATCCGCTTCCAGTGGTATCAGTAATTACTAAAGTAGGTGAATTAATAACATCATAATTTTCTCCAGAATTTAATACTTCAATTTCATCTAATTGACCATAACTAACATAATCTCTTGAAATTGGTGATTGGTATTCAATTCCATTTAAAGATACACCAACTGAATTAAGCAATTTTTTGTTATTAGTTGGTTCTAATGGATTTTTATATATTCTTTTAAAATTATTTTGATTTTTTAATTTTTCTCGTTTATATAAATCTGCAGGAGTTATTGTATGAATAACGTTATTGAAGATAGTGTTAGCTGCTCCAACATAACGAGATTGTTCTAATATTTGATTAAATAAATTAGCTTTTGTTGATGCTAACTTAATTCTATTAGAATCAATAACATTAACAAAATAATATCCTGTGGTTATACCTGCTAATCCAGATCCTCGTGAATAAGTCAAATCTTCACTTAAATTTAGATAAACTTGTTCACCATTTAAAAAATTATGATTAGTTACTGTAATCGCAGTTCCAACAGTACTAACTCCCGTCGAACTAAATGTTTTTGAACGATTTTCAGTGTTAGTTTCAAATGAAGGATATCCTGAAAAAGAAACATATGTATTTTTATTGCTATCAACAAAACTATTTTGAATATTACCCATTAAGGATGTAATTCCAAATCTACTATCAGCAAAAGTAATTTTTTTTCTTATAACATAATCACCAACAGTATTTGGAGCACTAGTGACTTCTATGCTAAATTTATTTGGTTCATTCGCATCTTTGACCACTACATTTGAAGATTTTACATCACCATTTGATTTAAATATAACATCAACTATGTCTCCTTTTTTTAAAAAATGATCAACTTCAGTGGTAAAAGATTCGCTTCCATCATGGTTGATAACATCTACATATGATAGATTATTATAAAACCAAGTATTAAATTTAACATCTTTATTATCTACTTTTTCACCTAAATGTTTAACTCTTATCAAATCATCTACATCAAAATATTTTGTGCTAGTAGCATCAGACACTCCAGATATTGATCCTGTTACTCTCATTGTACAGATCTTTGTTAGATCATTATTTTCATAACCAAAAATTAAGTTTTCATCAATAATTGGATCAGATTCTGTTAAAAATTTTGATATACCAGTACATCCAAAAAATTGATTGTTTGATTTGGAAGTGTATGATGCTAATGTGTAGAAATTATCAGTATTTAAGTAATGAAAATTACCTGATGGGTTAAATCCAATTGTTGAGTCTACAGTTAAAACTTCAGTGGTCGATGCTGTACCAACTACTTTTGTTTTTGTTGAAATATTAAATTTATTTGTTATTGTTCCTTGTGAGAAAGAAATTCTAAAATATTTTTTATCTTTTAAAAATATTTGTTGAGCATTAGATACTGCTCCACTTGCAGTTGGGGATGTGAATGAGTTTTGATATATTTTGTGTCCAATTAGATTGATAGGATTACCACTTAAACTTTCTACAATAATATCATTAGTTACATTCCATTCTGCATCTGATGGTAAAAGAGTTTCATTAAATGGTTTAATGATTTCAACATTTTCTCCATATAAAACTTGAAATAAAATTTTTAAAGAGGTGTCTGTTCCCTTTGAACTATAAAAATCTCTAGCTCTAGATAAAATATTTTCTACATTTAATCCGTATTTAAAATTTTTTCCTTCAAAACCAGGTAAAAATTGTTTTTTAAATTTTTTATAAAATTCTGTTACAAAAAGAAAACTTAAATTAATTACTAATGAATTAGCATTATGTGAATTAGCATTAGTTTCATTAAATGTTAAAAATTCAGGATTATTAGCAGTTTCAATTGCAGAGATACCACTAAATCCACGAACACATCCTGTGAATGAAGTTTCAGTTTTTCCTGTATATGTTATTATTTCATCGTTTATCTTTAAAAGACCATACTTATCTGGGAAACCAGTGGTTTGATTCACATTGATAATATCGTCATATGCGTAAGTTAAAGATGATAAAATAACTGGTGATTCTGGTATTGTGCTATTTGGTGCGGGAATTGTTTGTTTTTCAACTAAAGAAATGTCCGCAACAGTAGATATCTTTTTAAGAGTTGAAATATGATCAGCTAAGTATGTCGTACCATACTCACGTTCTTCTGACTCATAATATTGTATTAGAAATTCTTTAAAAAGTGGATTATCTAATTGTATAAAATCTGGTATTTGGGTACCAAGAATATTTGAGATTTTAACTTTTTTATCTGACATCTGTTATCTGGTATATTTTTTGTTACTAATAAAACTAGATGGTGGTGTGTAGTTTGTTCCAGAAATATTGGAACCAGAAACAAGGACATCCTCTAATAAATCAAGTTTACTGTTTCCTGTAGTATCTAGCACAATATAAAGATTCTCTTTTGCTATAATATCGTTAGATTCTGGAGTAACTTCAATTTCAATTTTTTCAGGTATAGAAGTAGACGTTATATTAATTGGAAATAAATTTATTTCACCTCTAATGTAATCTACAACTCCTGCATTATTGTTAACATAAGTTATAGTGTTTCCACTAATTGTGAAAAATTTTATAATTCCTGTAAGTTGATCGTTATTTGGAAAATCTGTTAGGTATAAATTTCCATCAACTCCATCAATCTTAAATGCGGAAGAGCGAATATTAAATCCTTCCAGATCTGCATGAAAAATATTTCCGTAACATATCTCATAAGTTGCTAATTGATTGTATGAGGGTTTGAGATCTCTCCTCATTAATAAAGTGGTTATATTTGATGTTATACCAGTATCTACACTATCAATTTGAGAAAGTAATTTACTATATTTTAATCTCCCACCAAAATTATTAATATCAGCTGATCTTGAATAAGATTCAATCGCAGATAATATTCTAGACTGTAAATTTAACTTATCAGAAATAAATCCAGTATCGTATGATACTGTAGTATTAAATTCAACATACAAATATTTTAAATCTAGAAACTCTTGTTTTATTCCAGCTACAGTATATTTCTTTAGATCATTTTTAATTGAATCTTTAACAACATCAGAGAGAACTTCACCATTTTTAGGTTTAACGGTAATATAAACTTTTCCAAATTCAGGTGGGTCTAACTCCTCACCACCATAAGCACTTACTGAATCAATATTTGGATATAGAAAAGGTATTAAACTTTTATAATCATTTGGTGTAACTGCTCTGTATTGCGACGCATAGACTCTTGGAGCAAGATATTTTACATTATCTATGGATTCTATCGAATCTCCATTTTCAGACCTTTGTAGAGTTGTTATAACCGATATACCACCTGTTATAGACACATCAGATCCACCTAAAATATAAGTTAAATTACCAGAAAATGTAAAATTAGTAGCGTTATTACCTTCTTCCCCATTTGTAACAATATAACTAACTCTTATTCTAGCTCCATTTTTTGGTTTTTTTCCTAAAACTCCATCACCAAACATAATTTGATATCTTTCATCATCAATTTCCTGAAAAAGGAAAAGTCTAGATTCTGAATTTACGTCAAAAATGTTTGTATAAGCGTTATATATCTGAGTTGATCCATTTTCTTCAACTTCTACACGAATTGAAGAGGTATCAATGTTCGCATTTGGTAAAATATACCTTTCATTAGTCTGTGAATTGTCTACTGTAAAAGTTTTTGTCAAATAATTACCTTCATAAATTAAAATATTGCTAAAATTTGCAATTCCTTGACTATTTGGTGTCACTGATATATCATCTGGTATCGAAAATACATAATTTCCACCCTCTATTGACCCTAAAGCAACTAAACCTTTGTTTAATTTGACTACACTTGCTCTAGATGGTGCATTTACTGAAAAACTTATGTTTGCAACAGAAGATTTTTTAGATCTTGGCACGTATCCTATATTTCTTGCTAAAGATACGACATTTTCACGTAGAGTCGCACTATCAATGAATGACTCATTGACAGCCATATTCGTATTATAAGCAGTTATATAGGAGTTATATGCTAAAGTGTCTATTAATATAGAAAAGTTAGATCCTTCAAAGTCAAAATCAGTAAAATTTGAGTTTGATCTCAAATAATTTTTGATCTGAGTCCTTAAAGTGTTAAAATCTAAATTTGTAAACTGTGAAAATGACATTATATCCTAGTCGGTTGAAGTAAAAATTCGATATTTTGTGTTGGAAATGGTAATCCTGTAATT